CGTCTATCTTTACCCGCTTGTCATGCTGGACATCAATCCTAGCACTGCGGCGATACAAACCTGCTCTACGTAAGCCTGATTGTACAAGAGGAATGATGTCATATTTTGTGTTGTACTTAATAATTGATTGACGTAATACTTCATATGCCTCTTCCTCTCTCTGGTCAAAGCCAATATAGATTACTGGTCGCTTTGCTGTGAACATAAAAAACTCCTGATAATTAATTCAGACTATATTCTAAATCAATTATCAGGAGAAGTCAAGTGTTTTTTTTTTATGCTGCTGCTATGTCTACAATCTCACACACCCCTGCGGTACAAGCTAACTCTCTACCGCCTGATGTTGTGTCTTCTTTCTCAAAGTCTTGTAGCTTATTCCAGTCAACATTCTTAGGCATCTTCTTAACCCACTCTTTGTAGGTGTTAGCATCAATGTCCTGATAAGGTGCTTGCTGGTATGTATGTTCGCTAAATGGTAGGAAGCTGATGCCACTCACCTCATCGAAATGTTCGTATACCCAAGCACCTACTTCCATCCACTCAGATTCTTTCACTGAAATTGTTACGCTAGGCTTATGTTCACACCAGTGTCGTTGGTATGTAAGCCACAACTCTAGCTGCTCAATAGCTGTCATACCTGTACGTGTAATTGCATTGGCAGGTGACTTCATTGGGAAGCTGAACACTGTTGTACTATCAGGCTTCATTACGTCAGGTTCTGCAGGGATGCCCTGAGACATAAGGAACTGTGTCAGTGGGTCTTTGTTATCACCACGAACAGTACGAATGTAGTAGGGGTTATGTCGTGCATGAATACCGCTGGCTGCATCAGTAAGCTGAGACACAGTACCACTAGGTTTCACACAAGTAACAGCTACAGACTGTGGAATGTTTAGTCGTTTAGCCATAGTCTCATTAGCTATTACTGAGGCATCTCTTAGAATCTCTAAGAGTACTTCCAGCTTATTCCCTGTTGTAGATGTAAGACTGTTATCCATAATGCCTGTCAATGACACACCAAGCAAGCGTTCTTCCTCAGTGTTCTTCTTCCAGATATTACGAATGTATTTAAAGTTGGTCAGTGTAGATTGGAAAGTACCAAGGATTGTGGCAAGACGTACCTTCTCCTTCAGTGTTTCCATTGTATCATTCTCACGCACTACCACCTCTGATAGATTACAGAACTGGTATGGGCGTAGGATGATTTCACTACAAGGGTTGCAACCAAAGTCATGGTCAGCATCTCTTCGTCCATTCTTAGCTGCTTGTTTCTTAGCAGCCTCACGGTTAAAGATACCACGCTCACCTGACTTGCTGTCATACAAGGACAGCCACTCACGCATGAATGTACCCATCTCAGGCTTCTGCTTGTAGGCTACAGAGTTATTAGCCAAGGCACGTTGCCCTTCATTCTCCCACCACTGGCCTGACTTAGCATGAGCCATCTGGTCATCGTTAAGATTAGACAGGCTGATGAGGGCTGAACGCCGTACACCACCTACTACCACAACCTCACCAATCTTGCACATGATATCATGGCATTCGATTGGGTAGAGCCTACGTCCTGCAGCACCCTTGAACTTCTCAATACAGAACTGAAATAATTCAACAAGTGGTTGTGGTCCAGAGGCTCTACCACCAAAGGTCTTGAGCCTTGCACCTGCGGGGCGTACTTCGCTGACATCGAATTTAGGAATCTGTCCAGTGTACAGCATAGCAAGTAATTCCTTCAGTGACTTAGCCCATCCGGGGCGGCTATCTCCTACCTTGATTACTGTGTCTGTGTCGTGAAAGTCTTCATTAACAACAGGCAGCTTCTCAATGTGATGACGCTCTACACTAAAGCCTACACCTGTTCCACACATAAGGATATACATTGTCTCATCGAATGCACGTGGGTTATCAACTGGTACATAAGAACAGTTGTATCCACCTACATGGCAACGGTCAAGGGCTGGTCCACTGGTCATCAATGCCCTCATAGAAGGCATGATGTTTAGGGAAAGCACAGCTTCCTCAAGCTGCTTACGCAGCCCCTCGTCAAGAGAATAGCTATGCTTTTTCTTCAGATGGTCAGACATATAATCAAAGTATCTGCCAACTGTTTCTGTCCAAGTCTCACGCCGTTGCTCATCTTCTTTCCAACGTGCATAGCGGGACAAGGCAATAAAATTCTGGTAATCTGTAGGTAAAAAATTGTTCATAATTAGCCCTTTCATTTTCAAGCGAACAAGAGAATAAGTGTAGCACAAATGGGCTACAAGTACAATATTCTAATGCCCTAAAACTGCATTAATTCTTTTGCGAACATACTCAACCTCACCTGACTTCAATACCTTGAAGGCAAAGTCACGCATATACTCAGGCTCTACACCTGCGTAGTCGCACACTGTTTTAAAATCTTCTGCTGTCACACCCACTGAAGCAAAGAACCAAGCGATTGCCCTGTCTCTTTCAAGCACGGCTGTATCAGGTTCACCACTATAAGAAGGCTTTGTTGCGTCAAGTAATGCTTGTAGTATTACTGTTAAGAACAAAGCCTTCTCAGGTGTCTTGGGTACATTGAGTTCGATATCAATCGGTTGTATTTCTTCTTTTAACATTTGCTCTAAACCACTCCTTTGGTATGCCTTCACCGCCTTTGCAGTAAAGGAAATTATATTTCTCACACCAATCACCGTATGTCATCTTGCCACCCTTATATAGTTTTCTGGCAGGGTTGTCAAAGACAAAACGAATATCTACTTCTGGATGTTGGTCACGAATGAACAGATGTTTCTTCCTGTCCTCTAGCATGAAGCGTCCTTTAACTTCTAAGATAACACCATTGGGAAGAATGAAGTCAGGAATATATTTCTTATCCTCTCTCCACTCATAGGGGATGCTATCCGCTTCATACTGAAACTCAATGTTATTTTTAAGAAGAACAAGTGATGTATTATATTCTGAGTTTGAACGATAGTTATGTTCGTACTTGTTCTTCTTACCTTTTCTTTTATAGGCCATTAGTTACCTCTGGTACATCAGGAACTTTTGCAACAGTTGTCAGTTGCTTAATTCCATTTGCATATTTGAATGAACGAATACCCACGCCACCATTGGCATCCTTCCAACACTCTTCTTTGAAAGGACAGAAGACACAACCAATTGCCAGCTTACGATTACCTGACTTACCATCAGGCTCATCTGCATAACAACGGTCAGGTGGTGTATCTTTAGTTAAGACTTCCTTAACTTTATTGATACGTCCTGATGCACTAATCATGTGTACTGATTCAATGTCCATCAATGCTAGTTCACCTGATGATTTATCCACTGCAAAGAATGCAGCCTTGTCATCACCAGATGCTTCAGCATATCCAGAGATTTGTGCAATGTATCCAAAGGGGTCATCTGAATGCAGAGTACCTTCCTTAAACTTCTTAAAAGCATAAGGTGATGCTGATTTAATATCAGTAAGGACACCGTCAATACGGCAATCCTTATGACCTTTAACACCATTAATCTCCACCTCACCTTGTTCATCTGTCACCTTGTGACCAGACACTTCGATAAGAAGGATAAGCAAAGCCTCAAGGATATCTCCAAACATAAACTTTAGTTTAGTCTGCCCATCAATTGGGCGCGGCTCTGCATTGCTTTTAAGTTCATACCATAGCTGTCTATCAGGCTTGCCTATCTGAGACATACGTAGATTAGAACCACGCTGTCGCTTACCCTCTGACATCTGCCTTGCTATGGAACCATATAAGGATTTACTAAACTTTTCTAGGCTTGCTTTGTTCTTCATGTTGTACATATCTGCACCGTCTTCCAGTGTCTTGTATATGTCCTCTATGAGTGTGTCTATCTTAGCCATTGTTAATCCTTTCTATGGGTGGTATGTGTGTTCAATTAATTTATCTAAGTACCACTTAGCTTTTTCTAAATCCTCAACACCATTCTTGTAACGATAACGCCAGAGATACTTAATGATGTTACCTTGTAGGTAGTACTCAAAGTATTCACCTGTCGCTGCTTCAATGGCATCAATACATTCTACACCTGATTGATTGTAATGAGGTGGACTATTAACCATATCGTCTTCCATATCAATCTCCTTTCTTGTTAGTAGTATGTTGGAGTACCCACCCTACGCTATCCAACCCACGGTCATATCTCAATGTACCGCACCCTTGTAGGCTACTTAGCCTGTTGCTACGCTAGAGAACTCAATCTCGTCATCAGCAAAGGCATCTCCTGATGAACTGTATCCATTAGGGACAACATCAAAGTCTTCGCCATCACCATATGGAATTAGGTTCACCACCTGTACAGCCTGTAGGTCAGCACTAACACCTGACTTACCTGCATACTCCCACTCAAATGTCTTGAACAGAACATTAACATCTGAGCCATTACCTACAAGTGTATTACCCATAGGGTTCTTATGTGCATCTTTCAATGCTGGTTGGTCATTCTTTGAACCATCCTTGCGGAATACTTTACGCTTGATAGTTACAAAGTCACCACGCTCATCAGCCTTGTTCTTGATTGGTAAACCAAGACCTTGAACCTTTGCTTTGTTAGTCTCATCAAGTGCTACGTCAAGTGACCACACTGGCTCAAAGGTTTCGTTAGGTGAAGAGATTGATGCCCAGAATGCTTTTCCTGAAATTACAGCCATTTTAAATACTCCTTTTCTGTTGTTGCTATGGGGTCAAAGCCCCTTACGATTTGTGTATTCTGCCACACCTATTCAGTGGTGTCAACATCTTTTTTCTGTCTAAATGCTTTTATTACATCTGATGAAAATAATTTCTGCAAGTTAAGAAGGTACATCTTAGATGCATAGTTATCTCCACCATTTACAGACCGCTTGTAATCCAAGTTGTCTATGATACGCTTCAGACTTTCTGTCTCAAAGACAAGAGTACAGAATGTTTCGTCACCTATACATAGGTTGTGAAACCAGTAGTCTGATTCGGTAGCATCAATGCCTGAAGGTTTACCATAACTCTGGTACTCAATCGCAATGTTGCCTGTCTTCTGCCAGACATCACGCTCAGATTTTACTTCAATCTTTTTATCTTGAAGCATATCTGCTACCATCTTCTCACGAACCTGACCATACTCCAAGTCAATATCAAACTTCTTACGGTCAGCCTTTGAGGGTTCCAGTTTTTTCATGTCATTCATTTTAGTTCTCCTTTCTAGTGTGTGTCTGCCCAATTGTTGCCTATCTTAAACTCACTGTCTAGTGGGCATAAGACGTTTAGTTCTTTCTCAACTCGCTTCATTGCTTGCTGAGTTAATAACCCAAACCTTTCAGCTTGGTCAGCTTGAACTTCAAACTGGTACTCATCGTGAATGCTGGCGACAAGGCGGTAGTTAAAACCCTGTCGTGCAGCTAATGTTATTTGGCGTAACCATTCCTTACAAATGATTGCACCTGCACCCTGTAATAGAAGATTAGCTGCAGCGTGTTGCTGTCTAACCTTTAACAGTCTGCCATCAAGTCCTCTTATATAACCAGTTAATGCTGCCTTGTCAATCTTATCACGCAAAGATTTTAAGGCTGGCATATTAGTCATAAATTTAGACATAATATCTTTACCTTCTTTAGCACCACCACCTACAATACTACCAATCTTAGCAGGACCTGCACCATAAATTAATGCATAGATGAATGTCTTGGCTGAATCTCTAGTAGGTAATCCTGCAGCATTCTGATTAGCAGTATGAATGTCACCACCCACTACCTCTGCAGTAAACTTGTCATCACCCATGTAGTGGGCAAGACATCTTAGTTCTAAAGAAGAAGCATCACAACCTAGTAATTTATATTTATCATTACTAGTAATCCATACGGCACGACACTCCTTACCATAAGGTGAATAGACTGCAGGTATCTGAGCCATGTTCGGTGAGTTGTGTGCCATTCTTCCACTGATAGCCTTCAAGGTCATAACTCTGCCATGAACCTTACCATCATCCTGTACCACATCAAGCCAAGACTTAACTTGTGATACACGCTTTTGTAATAGTAGATAGTGTGCAATCTTCTGTGCTTCTGGAATGTCCACATCCTTCAGCGTTCCCTCATCCACGATGGGGTGTCCTGTTGGTGTGAAGTTCTCTGGCTTCCAGCCCTTGTCCATAAGACGCTTGCCTATCTGCTGTCTTGATGAAGGATTAAAGTTCTCAACCTTATCCGCTAAACGCTTGCCTGTTTTCTCAGACCAACGCTCATGTATAATGGGTGGGAATATTTCCTGCATCTCTTTCTCAATTACAGCGGCTTCATCTGCTAACCTAGCAACCAAACAGGATGCTTCTGGTACGTTAAGAGTAAAGCCATTGCGTTCTTGTACATCAACGATTGCTCTCACCTCATGTTCTAACTTAATAGATTTCTTAGAATACTTTTTAAGTTGAGGTACTAGATGTTTATATAACTTAGTAGTTAGTTTAACATCGTTGATACAATACTTTAACATCTCTTCATTGAAGTGAGTGAAGTCATTATAGTCTGTCTTACCAAACCCAAGTCGTTCACCCCATGCACCAAGAGAATGTCCACCCTCTAATGAGGGGTCAAGAAGTTGCGATAAGATTAGTGTGTCTCTAACCTTCCTTAAAGGAATGTTGCTGCCTGTAAGTCTGTTCAAGACAGGTGCATCAAAGGATACCCCATTGTGCATCACAAATATATCTACTGTGTCTGCCCAAGCAGGGAACTCTTTGATGCTCTCACCATGCCACTCCTTGACATTGCCTGTATCCAAATCCTCTGCAACAATACAATGTATTAATGTAGCATCAATGGCATCAGTTTCAATGTCTAGTGTTACTCGCATTATAGAAAGTCCTCCATGTCTGTGTCATCTGTATTCTCAAATGGGTTGTCGATTTCTGACATCCTACCACTATCCTTATCATAAAGCAAGTAGGTTGCTACACCTGTCTCACCTGCATAACGGTTCTTTAGAACCCTGACTGTGGTAGTGTTAGCTTTGACAGGGTCACTGTCTTGCTGGTTACGTTCCAATGCAATCACTGCATCACTGATTTGTGCAATGCTATGTGAACCACGTAGATGGTTAAGAGAAATCTCTTTACCTTCTTCCTGACCCTTGTCACCTGATGCTCTACGCAAGTGAGACACAAGTAACATAGCACACTGTGTTTCTTCCACCAAGCTACGCAGCTTAGTCATAAGCTGGTCAATGTTACGCCGTTCATCTGCACCATCCAAGCCTGAGACAAGGATAGATAGGTGGTCAATCAGAATGAACTTACAGTCAAGAGCCTTGACCATGTAACGTACACGGCTCAGTATCTCATCTGTAGTCATTGAACCAAAGTGGTCAAAGGCAAAGAACCTGCGAGTACCAATGGTCTTGTCCTCAATAGCTTTGAGTTGTTCCAAGGTGTAGTTCTTTCGTATCTCATCAATGTAGATACGGTCATTGGCTTCAACAGACATGAGATGGAATGCAGTCTGTGTAATGTTTTCCTCTAGGGAAAAGACACCCACATTATGTTGTGTCTGTGTGAGTAGGTGGTGCATAAGTTCACGCATCATGCTACTCTTACCAGCACCAGTACCCGCTGTCAGTGTGACAAGTTCACCAGTACGCATACCGAATAGCTTATCATTCAATCCCTGATAGGGATATAGCACAGTCTCTTTGTTATTCTCTGCATACATACGCTCTGTAATGTCTGCAAGGTTAAAGATACCTGCAGGTGTGTAAGGTCTTGCACCCCACCACTGGCGTGTGAACTCTTCACGCTTGTTCTGCTTGAGGTATTCATTGGCATCCTTCAAGGACAAGTCCATAATCTTACAACGGTTTGGTTCAAACAACTGAGCCACTGCATTAGCAGCCTTAGTACCATGCTCATCGTTGTCAAAGCATAGCACAATGGTATCAAACTTATTGAGGTAATCATACTGAGCCTTAACATCTTTCAATGCAGACTGTGCGCCGTTCTTGATAGACACTGAAGGCCACTTGGAACCCATCAGTTCATACGCAGCCATTGCATCTAACTCACCCTCACATACAGTAATAAACTTACCTGCCTGTTGGAAATGTTTCTGTCCAAACAATGTGGCTGCAGGTAATGCACCCTCAGACATGAAAGCCTTGGTTGATACTTGACGTATCTTGTTGGCGGTATGAGAACCATTTATGTCGTGATAAGGATAGATGTGTTTGGCATTAGCACCTGTCATATCCTTGACAACCTTGACACCATAGAAGTTACAGGTGTCCTTGCTGATGCTACGTTCTGGTAGGCTGTCAATCACTCCATCAGTGAAGCGGTTCTGGTATACGCCTTGGATTGGTGCTGGTTGTGTACTCATATGTGCATCTCCTTCTTTCTTTGTGTATGTGTTACAGACGAAACAATACTTGTGACCATCATCATATAGGACATTGCCGTCAGATGATGAACAGGTAGGACATTCGCCACGGCTAATCTGTTTAGTAGATTCGTGTTGCTGCATAGTCTTTCCTTTCTAAT